GGAGTAGGAGTAGGAGTAGGAGTAGGAGTAGGGGTAGGAGTAGGCGTGGGTGTAGGCGTAGGCGTAGGAGTGGGACTCGTCGGCGTAGGACTCGTCGGTGTGGGAGTCGGAGTGGGGGTAGGACTGGTCGGAGTTGGAGTGGGCGTAGGAGTCGGGGTAGGACTCGTAGGTGTGGGCGTTGGACTTGTGGGGGTCGGAGTTGGGGTAGGACTGGTAGGAGTCGGGGTTGGACTCGTGGGCGTAGGAGTAGGAGTTGTCGGCGCCGTTGGTGCCGTCGGGGCAGTAGGAGTGGTAGGCGCAGTGGGAGCCGTAGGCGCTGTCGGAGTGGTTGGAGCCGTAGGCGTAGTGGGTGCAGTTGGCGCCGTTGGAGTCGTGGGCGCTGTAGGTGTGGTCGGAGCAGTGGGCGCTGTAGGCGTAGTTGGCGTAGGGGTGGTTGGTGCTGTGGGAGCGGTAGGCGCAGTCGGTGTGGTCGGCGTCGTTGGCGCAGTTGGCGTGGGCGTTGTAGGTGCGGTGGGAGCCGTAGGCGCCGTGGGCGTAGTTGGGGCCGTCGGCGCCGTGGGTGTCGTTGGTGCTGTTGGGGTGGTGGGCGCCGTCGGTGTTGTAGGCGTGGGAGTCGTGGGCGCGGTAGGCGTCGTCGGTGCTGTGGGTGCAGTAGGAGCCGTCGGGGCGGTAGGCGCGGTCGGTGTTGTTGGGGCGGTCGGTGCTGTGGGAGTTGTAGGCTTGGTTGCCGTAACGGTTTGTCCAAGACCCAAGTCACCGGCGGTCAGCGTTGTGAGATTGCCGGACGAATCCAGGCCCGTCATCACAATGGTGCTCGGATCAATATTGACCGACCCAGCGCCGCTACCAAGAACCTCGTTTACATAGTCGTTGATGATCGTCTGGCTGTCCAACCCACCAAGGTCGAATGCAGAGCCCGTGACTGTTGTTGTCGGGGTTGGTGTGCCAAGGACATCACCAAGGGTCAAGACCTGTCCGCCCTGGCCTGTGATGACCGGAGTTGTTGGGGCTGTGGGCGCAGTCGGAGTCGTGCCTCCGCCGGTGACAGAGCGGCTTATATCGCCTGCCGTCCCGGGCAAATTTAAACCGCCCGCAACGACCCCGCCGATAACGCCTTCTTGGGCCCCCTCTGCAATATCTTGTCCGATGTCCGCAAGCGTGACATTCTCAAGCCCCTTGACTGAGCCCGTTATTCCAATGTTTGTGCCTGTGCCTTCAGTTGTTTCGGTTGCAAATTCTTTGCCAATAGTTTTTGCAAGATTACTTAATGCTGTAGCAGTTGATACGGTGGCATCGCCTGCGTCATCAGTAAATGATCTGCGAATAATTGTTTGCGTTGCCGGATCGCCACCCGCAACTTTGTTTACACCAAAGGTGGTCAAAGCCCCATTTAGGAGCGCATTTGCGCCCGACCTGCGAGCCGCCTGATCGGCCTGCTCTTCGGTCATTTGACCAGACTGTACTAACGGATCAAGATTTGCCCTGCGCTCCGCGTATGCTTGCGAATTGGCAGAGCCTGCGTTTTCAACAATTTCTAGTGCAGTATCTGTGCGAAGGCCAAATTTTGTGGCAATAGTTTCGGCCACGTTGAGGGCCAATGATGTTCCCTTAACAGCCAGGGCAAGTCCAAGTTGCGGGGTTTCTTGGAATAATTCTTTAAGGCTTAGATAAGCAACGCCTTTGGCGTTTTCAACAGCCCCACCAAAAATTGCCTTTGTAGTATCAATAAAACCCTTGGCATCTTTAATACCCTGCGACCAGTTGTTTATCTGGCTCGCAACATCATCTGGAATCCTATCGCTTGCGGCATTTACGGCCTCACGCAACATTCTGTTTGTTGAACTATTTGGCGGCGTATTAGTCAACCAGTTATGAACGCCCTTAATATCTTGGGCCAGTTCAGTCATTGAGTGAACAAAGTTGGTCGCAATGACCCCTCCGCCCAACGCATCAATTGCTGCATTTGCTGTATCTGCTGCGCCAGTTGGCAAAAACTTACCGGTGACGCCGACACGCTGCCCCAAAGCGCCGGGCACACCGGCATCTGAGAAGCCAACTTCGTAGTTGACGCCGGGAGTTCCGGGCGGCTTGTTTGTGGCAAAGATGTTTGCGTTCGGGTCGTCTTTGAAATAACTTGCGTCGGCAACACGGTCGGCAGTCAGTTTCGTACTAATCGGCAGAACGCCACCAGTCCTACCACTCATCCACTGGCTAACAGCATCACGCAGACCTTGCTCATCATTCAGGAAGATGTAACCTGCCATCCGCGATAAGGTGCCGCGATCAAGTTTGTTTACATCTACAAGGTCACTGACCAAGTTTGCTGCCCTGGCCTGATTCTCATGGGTGATGTATGCGCCAGTGCCAAGTTGATTGCCGATAGCGAACTGGCCTGTAGTGCCTGTGCCGGTCGTGGTAGTTCCCGTAGTCCCCGTAACCGTGGTGCCTGTGGTTGTACCGCTAGTAACACCGGGAAGGTCAGTGCCACGAATGACATTGATGATGTCGTCAATATCAAGTTCACCAACAGGCTGAAGGTCCGCACCGGTTACTTGTGTAGTTGTCCCGGGCGCGGTGCTAGGCAGGCGGTTGATTCGTCCCGGATCAGACATGGCAGCAGACAACTGCTGACTTGCTGCAAGGATTGCCTGCGGGTTCTTGGAATTAAGTGCCTGGATAAGCGAGGTGGCACGGCCCGCAATCACCGTATCTTTACTGCCTGTTAACTCCCCCAAGGAAGTAATTGCTTGCCCATATTGCTTGTTCTTGAGGGCCATGAGCGCAGAAGAGCCCTTGGCCGCATCCGAAAGAGTGAACCCTGTGTCGCCAATTTGAGTGCCCATGAAATCGGCACCAAACGGAGAACTAGCGACAGCCGACAATGCAGCAGCCCAATTGCCAGACTTTAAGGCATTGGCGATATTTGCTCCAGATGCGACCATCTGGAAAGTTGGCTGCGCCACCCCAAGGAATGTTCCGGTTGGCCCCGCAATCCCCGAGCCCGCGCCCGCAGCAGACGCCAAAGCGCCGAGCCAGTTGCCCTGGCTTGCTTGGAGCCCAGCGTTGATGAACATGCCCCAGGGGCCAAGCGCGGGTCCGATGACGGACATGATGGCGCCTAGATCGCCCTTCCATTGCTCAGAGTAATCAAACCCACGCTCGCCAACTTTGTTTCCACTTGAGTCAAAGTCAACTACGACGCCGCTGTCCGAGCCAGTAAAGAATCGAACCCGCGAACCCGCTACGTTGCCAGACTGATCGTATGTAACCGTGGTCTCAATGGGCTTGCCCTGCGGACCAGTCTCTCGTTTAAATGCCTCATAGCCTGAGGTGTTGGTAACCTGATTGCCTTGCTCGTCCGTGCTGATGCCGGAATAAATCGGTTTAACGGTAAAGCCAGTGGACGTGGTTCTCCCCGGCATCACCTCCTGAATTCGGCCTTCATGTCCTGGACCAAACTGGCCCCATGCGGTCTGAGCGTAGTTTCCTGTTAGTGCTGACCTGCCAAAATTTGGGTCATAGAACAGCACCTCTTCCATGATGCCCCTCGGCCCAGAGGTGAACGTAGGGGGCGTCAGGCTTTGGAGATTTGTGAGGTTGATTGGCTGCGTGCCGTACAGGATTGAATTGATGTCGGCGGCAGCGGTGGTCGGTGTCGGCGTGGGTGTCGTTGGGGTGGGTGTTGGAGTTGTAGGCGTCGGCGTTGGTGCAACACCAAGATCACCCGCCGTCAGCGTCTGACCGGACGTATCCGTGAGGATTGGCGTCGTCGGCGTTACCGACGTTGGGACTGTTGGTGTAGGAACAGTCGGCGTAGGAGTTGGCGTAGGAGCCGTAGGCGTGGGTACGGTCGGGGCAGTGGGCGTCGGGACGGTCGGAGTAGGAGTGGGTGTGGTTGGCGTGGGCGGCGTAGTGCCGGTCGCCCGGTAGTAGTCATCCAGGGTGAAGTTGGTGCCGAGGGCTCGGTTCCATTCCGATACGGTCTGACCAGGAGTCCATCCTTGTTGCGCTGCGTATTGAAGACCGCGCTGAGTTGCCAGGGTGTCGTTTGCACCGCCCGCATACATGTAGTCGCGGAAGTTAAACGGGGCGGCGGCACTTGGTGCGGGAGCGGGGGCGGGGGAGGCAGTCCGAGCCTGATACTCGGGCGACCTTAAAAACTCTGACCGGACCATCTCAGGCGTGTACCCCTGAGTGTTCATGGCATTCAGCCAGAAGTTGTATCCGCCCTCATCCGGCGCACGATTGAATACGTTTTGGTACAGACCCGTCAGAGTTTCTGCATTGTTGGGCTGCGCCGTCTGCCCACCCACGATGTTCCGCAGATAGTCCTCATTGGCAGAGTCATCAAACTCTTGTTCAGTAAACAGTCGTGCCATGATCTTATTGCGTCAGGTCGTAGAAGGACAACGATCCAACCACGTCACCCGTGGTCGCACCAGAGACAGTTCTGACAGCGACGGTGTAGATGTCACTGACCCCGGCGATGGATGCGCCCAGTTGGAGATCAAAGTTGTATCCTGTGGCTGCGCTCGTGTTGCCCACGCCACCTGAACCTGTTGCCGTCACATAGTCCGTCTGCACGATAGAGCCTCCCGTGGTGGCCGTGGCTGCTACATCAAACTCCACATTGGAATCAGTCGGCACTGCCGTCCATGACGCAGCAGTCAGCGTCGGGTTCTTGATCAGCGCCACCTCGTAGTTCTGATTGGTCGTCGGCAGAACCTGCACCCGGTTGGGCAAAACCACCGCGCCCGTGCGTCCAGATGCAAGGCGAATTGAAACCACGGGCAAGAAAGTAGAGCCGATGGTGCCCAGGACTGTGGTGCGTCGCGCCACATGGTCAATGGAAGTTTGCTCAAACCCGCCCTCGGAGATGACCGAGCAGCAGATAGCCTTCATCGATGCCGCCACCGCAGCCGTCGTGGTCACAATCTCATATCGCACCGGCAGGATAGCCGTGGTCATGTAGACGTTGGTGATCTCGTTGGCGTTGTTAAACGTATGGCAGACGATGTACTGGCCATTGATGATGAAGCCGCAGCGCACGGAACCGACGCCGAGCCACTCAAAGTCCATCCACAAAATCTGAGCCTTGGATGGGTCAAGCGTGTAGCCAGAGTCCCCCGTGCCGTCCAACTTGTCGCCGTTCCAGTCTGCCTGATTGACCGTCCGGACATTGGAAACAGAGCCGGTGACGTAAGAGCGCAGTACGAAAGAGTAAACCCCATCGACGCGCTGGAAGAACACGCCGTTCTGGTCGTTGTAGTACCCCACACGCTGCGTGAGGTTCAGGCTCATGCTGCTGTCCATCACGAAGGTGGCAAGAACCAACAGCCCTTTACCCGGTTGGTATGGGAATGAGCGATAGGACTGCCGCAGGACGGAGCCAACACCGGCCCCGGTGACTTCCATCTTGACTGCCGCTTCATTGGGCAGGAACGTCGTCGTACCCGTGCCGGTTGTGGCCACATCAAACTGATTGTCTGCGGCGTAGCGGTTCTGGCTGTCGAAGAGCGTGTAGGGTTGACTCACCCGCAACCGCCCGAAGGCATCGACATTGGTGCCGCCGATAGAGATTGGGATGGGGGATGGAG